CTTCCTGCGGATCTTCCTTTTGAATACTTACCACTGGATCATAAAAATAACTAACTAGCGCCAGCTCCCTGAAATGTTGCGCAACTTCTCCATTGACATTGTGCTCGTCAAGCAATTTAATCAATCCTGGCAATCGTCGTGCATTAAACTCTTCCTTGTCGCCCTTGATTGCGTTACCAACACAACTGCGGATTCTCGTGAGTAGGCCATCGCCTTTCCTGTGGCCAAGATCACTGGCAAGCCGCCGTAACCATGCTTTTTGATGAGGAATAGCCTGTGAATTACCTCCATCCCGTGCAACGTCTAACCCCTGAAGGGCTTTTAATTGCTTACGAGGTAGACGAAAGCCAATGGTGTGGCAAAATTGCTGACGAGCTTCAAGGCCAAGCAATGTAATTATCCAATAGTCTTTGCCTTGCACTTTCTTGGCTGTAATTCTAGAAATAATTCCAAGATTAAACAAAAGCATATGCACTTCTCGCGCCAATGTTTTACATGCAGTGCTAAAAGCAATGGTTTGGCCATTGCTCTCTACTCCTCCATCGGTATCAAATAGCCCAGAAAGAAAGGCACAGACAATGGGCCGTGGGGATTGCATAATTACCCAAGGTACTCGCTTTTGATTGCGCTTTACATCTACAATCCATCCCAGATCATTCAAAAACTTCCTGTAATATCTTGAATTGAAGTGAAGAGAGCATACAGAGTTACGACGGGCATCTCTTTTCAAAGTGAAAGGCACGTCCAAGCCGCGTTGTAACGATTCCGCCATGAAAGGTGCGTCATCTTCATGGCACGTTAATTGAACGTAAGATTTCATGGTCCAAGTGCCATCGCCAACCAACGCACCAAGCGCATAGGCTAAATCCTTGGTCAGCGTTGAAGGCGGCTGAATTGATTTGGCATTAGGGGATAGCTCCGCAGCCTCTTTTGCCTTGCAAGCAAATTCCGCGATAGGCGGACAACTATCAGGCCAAACATTGGCGCCAGGTCGAGTGACTATTTGATCGCCTTGGCTCAACGCTCCGAGAGGCCGCCATTCGTGAAGCCCCTTTTCGCTCATTACCATCACTGGATGGTTGGGAGTGCCAGCCACTTCAAAGCCGCGAGACGTGCGAATGCGAATAACGTCTTGCCGTCCTCCCTTGTAAAAGCGAGAAGCTTGTCGCCTTTCTTTGCCTGGTTGCGCCACTTCCAAATGGCAATACTCCCATTCGTGGTCAATAGCTTCGCCAGATCCCGCAAGGGAACCAATCTCGACCATTCCACTGCTTGTCGCCACAAGAGTATCGGCAACAACACAACGACGACCGAGTGCCCACACGCCATGAGTAACGGGACCGCCAAAGTATGAATCAATAATCTCCTGTTGCTTTGGCCAAAGCTCTAACTTTAGAGCGTATTGAGCAAAGTGGGAACATTTAAGCATTGAAAAGTCTCCATGGGCTGCAGTGCTTTTTGTGGCACAAAATAAGCTTTGCGGCCACGCGCAGGATCAAGAATGTATTGATCTTGCATGGCTTCTTTGCCATTGATCCAGCCATGAATCAGTATAGCATTATCTTCAATGGTCACAAGCACAAATCGCTTATTCCTGCTTTCTGAAAGTTGAACAATCAGATCACGATTATGGCCATTTCTAGTCTTCACATCAATGTCGGGCGGCAGGTCAACAGAGCCACGACGCGCTTCAGTTTCTTGGAACAGAAACTCCTTCATGCCAAGCAAGGTTGCCACTGCCACTTCCCCCATTGCCCCCACTTCATGAGCCTTAAGTGCCTTTTCCCCAAATCTAGGGCCACCATTCCTGCCATAGAGCCCCTTATTTTCATTGGATGATTGGCGGCGATGGGCCTCATTCAGCGCCATTTGGCGCTCTTGCTCAGTGAGGCAAATGCTAATCGCCATGAAGGATTGTGCTTACGCTCCGTAGTATAACGGGCGCTACAGTTAAGGAACTGATAAGCAATAGCCAATATGACCACACTGGCAAGAGACAATGGTGGCCCCATTGTGAACCTTGGCCACTTTGATAGTGCCGGTGTTCGCACTGACGGTCTCGCCAATGTCTTTACTGGCATGGGCATCCAGGGGCGCGACAAGTCGCAATCCACCATCACTCAACCCATTATTTTCCTCACGCAAGAGGAACTTGAAGGGCTGTATGGCGAATGGATTCCTAGGCGAGTTGTGGACATTGTTGCCGACCAATCTACACGCAAAGGCTTTCGCATTTTGTTTGGTGGCGATGGCGCAAAAGCTCAGGAAATTGTTGGCATGGAACAAGTGATTGAGGATTTGATGATCCTTGAGAACTTTAATTTGGCTAGCAAAAACGAAAGGCTGTATGGTGGTGCAGCAATTCTGCTCTATATCAATGATGGTCGTTCGGCCGATCAGCCAGTAGACAAAAGCAAAATCGTGGAAGTGGAAGGCATGGAAGTGCTAGACCGCTATCAGATTGCTCCCATGATTGGGGAAGAAAGTCTGTATGACTATGCCAAGGCAACGTACTATCAAATCATTTCAGGCGATCTAATCCAACAGCCCAATCTCACGCGCATCCATAAGGATAGGATTCTGCGATTTGATGGTATGTGGCTGCCCTACAGGATTCGCCAACGTAACTATGGCTGGGGAATGAGCAGCATTCAGCCAATTTACGATAGTTTTCGCCACTATTGGACTGGCGTGCATTCGGCTTCCATGCTTTTGAGCGAGTTTGACATTTTTGTCCACAAGATTCGCAACTTGTCTCAAATGCTGGCCAATGGCAAAGAAAGCGACGTGAAGAACAGGCTTGTGCTCAACGATATGAGCAAGAGCGTATATCGTGGATTCGCCATTGATGCCGAAAAAGAGGAACTTAGCTTCATTACTCGTCAGTTCAGTGGAATTGATGGCGTGCTGGAGAAGTTGAGAATTGACATTATTGGCGCGTCTCAGATTCCTCATACGATTCTGTTTGGCGAAAGTCCCAGTGGTATTGGCGCCACTGGTCGCAGTGAAGAGCGAGATTTTGCCAAACTTTTAGGCGACTATCAGGCCAGCCATTTCCGGCGTCCCCTGAAAAAGCTCATGGAATACATTCTCCTGAGCCAACGTGGTCCCACAAGCGGGCGTATTCCTGATTCATGGCGCGTGAAGTTCAATGATCTGTTTGAGCTTAACGAGCGAGAAAAGGCCGACGTTCGTGCAAGGGTGGCGGCAGTGGATGGCCGTTACATTCAACTTGGCGTGTTGCATCCCAAGGAAGTTGCCGATGCACGCTATGGCGGCAGCGAATGGTCAATGGAAACCACTCTCGACCCATCGCTCCCCCGTGAATTGCCGCAGCAAACGCAAGGGAAGCCAGTGCCTCCTGGTGGACGTGATCCTCTGAATGAACAGAATGGCACGTTGCCAATGGACGGTAGCAGGGACGTAGTGGACAGTGAAGCGGGATTGTTCTTGCCGCGAGACTTGGAAAAGCGTCGTGACGTGAAGTTTCAGGATGAAGCTTTGCATAGTAGGGCGGTATCAGAAGCAAAGCGAAAGTTCAATGTTTGGCCCTCGGCTTATGCCAGTGCTTATGTAGTGCAACACTACAAGGCGCTCTACAAGGAAAAGCATGGTTCATTGTCTGGCGCTTTTAAGGCCGATGGCGAAGAAATCAATGCTGATGATCTTGAGCAATGGTTCAAAGAAAAGTGGGTGAGGATTGGTGGCAATGGCGAAATCCTTGGCCCTTGCGGCGATCGTGGCGAAGGGGAAGGAAAGCCTAAGTGCCTGCCGCAGGCTAAGGCCCAGTCAATGAGCAAAAGCGAGCGTCAAACGATTGTTGCCCGTAAGCGTGAAGCCGACCCTGATCCCGAAAGGAAAGGCGCCGCGAAGATGGTGAGCAGCAAGGTTGACGCCATTGATCCCATTAAGGCTTCTGGCACTATTGTTGGTGGCATTGATGAGGCGGCCCTCATTGAAGATGATGACATTAGGGCGGCTTTAGAACAGTGGCAAAAAGAAGCGCCAGAACGTTACAAAACCCTGTTGGAAGCCACTGACTTAGATCCGCAGCAACAATGAGCGAAGAACTATCGCCAGTTTCATTGCTTGCGGAAGCAGTGTTACTGAGCACGCGCTTAGACGAAGATTGGTCTTATGATCCGCGCACTGGCCGCTATCGGGCTGCTAATGGTAGGTTTTTAAGTGGCAAGACTGTAGAAGCGATTGTTGATGGGCGAATCAATAGCCTTAAAACAAAACTGAGAACTCTCACGGCTTCTCTCATTGATAATTCCCTTTCCATTGAACAATGGCAAGTGCAAACACGGGCGCTACTCAAGACGGCCCACATTCAGGCAGCATTGGTCGGCAATGGCGGCCAGCAAGGCATGGACGCTGCAGCGTGGGGGCGTGTGGGCTGGCGCCTGCGGGAAGAGTATCGCTACCTTGAAGGCTTTGCTAAGGACTTGCTAGAGCAGCGAGTATCGGCACCAATGGCACTAGCCAGGATTAGCCTCTATGGCGATAGCGTTAGGGGCTCCTACTGGACTGGCACCACCATTCGGCAAGAGAAGCAAGGCTACACGCTAATGAGACGCATTTTGGACCCACAGGCTCAGCATTGTGAAGACTGCATCCGCTATGCCGCCGCAGGAATGGTGAGCGTGGGCGTTTTGCCAATGCCAGGGCAACGTTGCGCCTGTCGGGCTCGCTGTCGCTGCACCGTCAAATACTACAGGAGCCAAATGCCCTAGTCTTTGCCATCGTCTCCCCAAAAGCAAGAATCGCCATTACGATAATGGCAGTTATTTTCTTGCAGTGGCGCGAATCCTTTATTGCGGCGACGTGGGAGCCCAAACGGGCTTTGGCAGGGTGGCAGAAGAACTCATTCCTCGCCTTTGCGATGACCATGAAATTCATGCCTTGGCCGTGAATTGGTATGGTGATCCGTCGCCAATGCAAGAGTATTGCAAGATGTATCCGGCAAGTGCTGGCGGCCCTGATCCTTTTGGCTCCCATCGTATTGCTGAGATTGCGGCAGCAATTAAGCCGGACCTTGTGTGGATCACCAATGACCTGTGGTGTATGCCACCCCTGCTCCAGGCGCTTAAGCCTGTTCGGGAGTCAGTGCCGATGAAAGTCTACGGCTATGCCCCTATCGACTCTTATGGTATTTTCCCTGAGTTTATGGCAAGCCTTGATGGGCTTGATGGGCTTGGCACCTACACGCAATTCGGTCGTGAAGAGCTTCTGAAGGCAGGCTATGGCAAGGAAGTGGATGTGATTCCGCATGGTGTGGATCGCACTAAGTTCTTCCCCATGGACCGCGAAGAATGCCGCCAAGGGCTTGGAATTGCGCCTGATGATTTCGTGGTTTTCAATGGCAACAGGAATCAGCCCCGCAAGCGGATTGACATTACCATCAAAGGCTTTATCAGGTTTGCAGTGAATAGCCCCAGGGCAAGGCTTTGGCTGCACATGGGCATCAAAGATCAGGGTTGGGACATTATTCCACTCTTTAATCGTGTGGCAAGGGACTACGGCTACGATCCCACCAATCGCCTGATTCTCACCAATGCTAATTTCAGCGTCAATAACTGCCTGTCCATCGAAAGCCTGAATCGGGCGTACAATGCGGCCGATATTGGCGTGAACACTTGTATTGCCGAAGGCTGGGGGCTGGTCAATTTTGAACACGCCGCTACTGGCGTTGCTCAACTTGTTCCCGACCATACAAGTCTTAAGGAAATCTTTAGCGGCGTGCCGCGTATTGATTGCTTGGAAAGCGAAACTGATCGCGGGTATGGCATGGAACGCCCTGTGCCATCATCGGAAAGCCTTGCGGAACGGCTTGACTACTACTATCAATTTCCAGAGGCCCTTCAGGCCACTGGCAAATGGTGCTACGAAAAAGTGTGTAAGCCTTCCTATGAGTGGCCAACGATTGTTGGACAAATGAAGGGCATCATTGATCGCACGCTTTCTGCTCCTGCCCCCACCAAGTTCAAGGGCTTTGGAACTCCCGTGAGGCTGGGCTGATGCAAGTTTCACAAATCTTCATCACTGATGATGACAGCGTTGAACTGTCACCATACTTGCAGTT